TTATTCTATCCATTCATCATCGAAATATTCGTCAACAAATTCATCTATTGTTTCGCAATGTACTGGTTCTTCCTCAAACGGATTTTCTTCAGGTATGTGTTCTTCACTCCACTTGGTGAAATTATGAATTTGGATGTTTCTAATATCATAAAAATCGACCTCATTTTCTCCAATCAACACAACATCGAATTCTGCCATGCCACGAAAAACTCCGAACATATGCGGTTTTACACGATCATATTCATCTAACGAGTTCAATTGAATCTCTAGCACTTTGTTTTGCTTAATAGAGCGATCTAAAAAATATTCTATTTGTTGTTGGGATTGCTGTGGCAAACGCTCGATATTTCGAGCGTGGTATTCGTCTGTATTTTTAATTGCTTCTGTTAGTTCCCCCAGTGGAAATGCTGTTGGCCACTTTAATTCGAATGGCCTGTCAACATACTCATTGTAAGGTTTAAACTCTTTTTTAGTTCGTCTCACCATCTGATACACTCTCCTGTCAGAAACATTATACGAACGTTTGTTCTTTATTTCAAGATAGAAATGAAAAAGAATATTAAAAATATTGGCTATGGCAGAGCTGAAGTATTTTGATGAGTTAGAATTAAAAACAACAGTCTTGTAACTCTATACAAAACTGTTGTTTTTAATTATTAAATTTATTTACTCTACTATTTTTCTTTTTTGTTTCTAAAAATAAGGTACATAACTACACCAATTACAAAAACAAGGATAGCAGGTATGCCATAAAGTAACGAAGCTTTAACTAATCCATTAATATCTTCTACATTAAAATTAGATTCAAAAGTCTCTATATATTCTCCTAATATAAAAATAAATATAAAAGAAAAAACTAAAGAAAATAGAGTTCTATGGCGTAAAAATATGCTATGCTTACATTCCGTTCCTTGTTCATAACAATTGCATGAAGTTAATTTTCTTCCTGTCAATCTCGCAATCCATTGAAGTAATCCAAAAATTAATAAGCTTAATGACATCATTATTCCAGAACCAATAATTAATACTCTCCCTATTGACCACGAATCACTCAATTTTACGACAGCTTCTGATAAACCTTGAAATCCTCCAAATAAACCAAAAATTAAAGCTGAAAAAATTCCCAATATAGCAATAAATTCCGTATAGATTGAACCTTTAATATTCTCTATTTTATCTAACTGTTCATCTGCTTTATCTATATCAGATTGGAGTAAAGCTAACTGTTTTTCAATTTCTTTTTGACTACTTTTGTTTGTCAATTCATTTTCCTGTGACATTTTTCCTGTCTTTTCAACTATGTCCTTTAGTGTATTAGCCTGACTTTTTAATGATTTGACAGCTTCTCCTGTTTTCTTCCATTGATCTGAAGCATCATCTGCAACCCTTTTAGCTTCTTTACTTACACGCATCATAAAATCTTTTTGTACTTTTGACAATCTGTAATGATTTATGAATTTATGATAAAAAGATTCAATTATATACTTATGCTCTTCAGCGCAATACTTTTTTAATGAATCTAGATTTTCTAGCAGTACTTCATTTTCTTCTTCAGTTAGTTCTGTACTTTCATATACATGTTTGGCTACTCTAGCATAAGGAAACTCATAAAGTTGTCCATCTTCACTAAAGTTTTGTACAATAGTCTCACCGATATACTTAAAATTATCTTGTTTAGAGTCAGAGCTACTAAGATTTTCTTCTTCGAAAAAAATATCAATTATAATCTCTTTTACGCTTGCTTCCATAATTGAGCTTCCTCATTATTAGTAAAAAAATTTTTGATTTCTTCATCAGTATACATAATTCCTTGTGCGCCCTCGTTAATTCTACTTTCTGCATTTTTCCATATAGAATGTTCATGTGTTTTATTTACCAGTTCAAATCCAGTATATTTTGATAAAGAATTCACTACCTTATTTATACTCTCTCTATCATCTTGTCCAATCAGTTCAGGACTGTAAATTTCCTGCACATAGCGGCCAAAAAAATTAGCTTTCTCGTCAGGTTTAGCTTCTCTTAAAATAGGGCCTATATCTGAAAAGTTTAAATTACCAGCACCGTTATTTTTGTATTCATGATAAACAGTTGGAACTACAGGTCCGTACTTCCACTTTTGTAAATCTTCGTCAAATAGAGGTTCATCTGTTTCGACTAAGCTTTTTGCTTGTAAGTAGTACATAACTTTTTGCAACTTCAAATTATTAATTTCAATATCATGTTCATTACAATAATCAATAATATAATCTGCAACATACATAGCTAGATATGGCTTATTCATAAATTCTCCTCCTCTCTACAATAGAATATTATCATAAAAATAGAAAAAAACACAATATTGTTTCATACCTTTATAACTTTCGCTAACCTTTTCATATCATATAAGATACTAGTAGATACTCCTCTGTTGAGGGGTATCTACTAGTATCTAATTTCCCATATATATGTACAGCCCCTCACTAAAGAGGGGCTATTTTCAATAGTTCAATGTTTGACCAGGATAAATCAAGTTAGGATTTGCTAGTCCGTTTAATGCAGCTAAGGTTTGATAAGTTGTACCAAGCTTAGCGGCAATACTTGATAAATTATCACCCAACTGGACTGTGTAAACGTTGCTTACTGTTGATCCATTGACTTTCAAAACTTGACTAGGATAAATAAAATTTGGATTAGCCAATCCATTTAATGCTGCCAACGTTTGATAGTCTGTTCCATATTGATAAGCAATGCTGGATAACGTTTCACCGTATTGTACCACATGAGTTGCTTTTGGTTGCTTATCAGGGACAGCTGTTGCATCTGGTAATAGTTCAATATCGCCTTTACTAATCCACGATAAGATGCCTTCTAGCAACACTCTGTTTCCAGTTACTTCTTGCACTTTATAGCTGTTTCCTTTTACCCAATCTGGAATAGCTTCACCAGTTGCCCAAGCATCAACATTAAATTTCACTTTGACCATATCGCCAACTTTAACATCTGAATTTGGTGTTTTTTCAGTTTCTTCACCGGCTTCTGTTGCTGGTGTGTCCGTTTCTGGTTTGTCAGTAGCTGTATATCCGTTATCCGTAATACCTGTTAAGTCTACGTTACCATCTAATCCACCAGCAATATAAGTGGAGGTAAATTGCCAAATTGCGATACCGTCCATACTTGGAAAATAGTTATACAATGGTTCTGGAGTTACCTCATAACTAGGATAGGCAGCAATCCATAAGGAATTAGGGAACTCTTTAATAATTCGCTGATAGTCCACGTATTGCAACGTAAAAGGCTTGTAACTATAATACATTGGTGTATATCCTGCTTGTTTGATACGGCGCATACCATACAAAATCGTTTCTGTATTTGCGTTTACATCAGGACTAGCTCCATGTTCAAAATCTAATGCAACGATGGAATTTTTAGGCGTTTGGATGCGTGGCAAGAAATAATCCATTGTCGTTTTGGCAATGTCCATGCTACCGAACGTATCGTACCAGATATAAGTGTGCGCTCGTTTTCCTTGAGCAATGGCACTTGCTACTTGCGTTTTATAAGTATACTGTTCGTAAATACCACTAGCATTGTAGCCACCAATTTGAGCGATAGTAAATTTATCATGTGCATAGCCAAAGCGACCTTGTTCACCTTGATAAATCGCCCAATCCACACCTTGGTCTCCTTTTGCGGCAAATACAGCTGTAGGCATAAAAAACAGAGCGACAAGCGCTCCTGCTAAAATTTTCTTTTTCATTTAAAAACCTCTTTCCTATTTTTTAAACAAAAAAAGAAACGACACAAGCCGCTTCAATTCTTGTCTTTATTTCGTAATTGAATAAAATAATCCTTTAACTTTTCTGGTAAAGGAATGAATTCCAATACATTCTCGCAAAATGAAATGCCTTCATTTGCAATGTAAAAAATAATCACCATTTCCCTAATAGGAATAGTATTCCCTACTATACTTTCAACTTTCACAGAAACTGCCACTACAAATAAAATCATTACTTTTTTGGCGATTCCCAACATACCTATTTTGCTTGATAGTGATTTAGTAGCGATTGCTTTAAGCCAACCTGTTACAAAATCAACAATCATCAAAAATAACAAAACATCTAGCAACTGATCCATTCCCCCAAGAAAGCTAACGCAAATACCACCTACAATACTTGCTACAATTGACAGGTGGTTAAAATATTTTTCCATATTAAGCCCCCTTAATTTCCAGGTAGTTGAGGAGCTTTCTTAACTCCAATAACATGAATTACTCTAAGAGTATCTGTTTTTGTTTCGATAGTTCCACTTTTAGAAATAGTTTTTGCATACGTGAAATTAATTTTGTTATTAGAAACATGAATTAGCATCTCTCCCATATCCCAACCGTTGCTTGTAGGATCATCGTAAATGTTAATTGCAGAACTTCTAATATCTATTTCGCCAGATTTATTATTCAGGATGGTAGCATCTGTTCGATTACCTTGATATTCACAAATAAATTTTACTGCCTCATAGTTGCTTACATTGTCGAGCAACGTGACTGTGCCATCAGAAAATTTAATAGGCTGTCTATTTAGCAGCACTTCATTATTCAGCTGACTTACATTAGCTAATTTATTCCATTCCGTCCACATTGCAGGACTTCCTTGTCGACTGCGGATGTAGGTTTCACCTTTATACATGTAGTTTTGACAAATAAACGTATTATCTGCATATACAACCAAAACACCGTAAACAGCTCCTGTGTATGGTCTGTTTGCGCCGGAAGCACCGAAAACAGTATAAATACCTTCATCTAAAACTGTGTCCCAGTCCTGCGCCTTAATAACGGTTTTTTTAGCAACTAGCGCACCATTTTCTAACGAGCTTGTAATTTCGTTAAAATTTTCATTCAGCATGACTTGGCAGTCTGCATCACCTTTTTTAAATGTATACATTCTTTTCCTCCTTAATACCTAATTTCTATAACTTTGTATGCTTCAATAAAACGAATAGTTCTATTATCTATTTTGGTTACTGTTGGATTTACCAATTTAAAGTTCATTGGTACTTTAACTTTAAAGCTGAATAAATCAAGATATTCTACACTGTGAGGAATCTTTTTCACATTGCTACCACCTAGACCTGTCGGCTCATTAGCTAGCCCTGCTAGTCCAATGCCATACTCCCAGTACAAAACTTGTACTTTAGGATAAGCACGTAAATTATGCTCTATAGCTGGTAACTCTTCAGTAGCTTTCATTTCATTGATTTGATTCTGTAAATTTGATGCTTGATTTGCATCTAGCTCATTTTTTAAAGCTGCAAACCATTCATGAATTAAAACATCAAAGGCATTTACTTTTCCATTGCCTGTGCGGATAATTTCTTCGATATTAGAATCCATATCGGTTTGTGCTTTTGCAACGTAGTTTTTAAAATCATTTAGGATTTTTTCATAACTTGTTTTGTTGCTTTCTACAATTTTTTTTAGCATTGCTTCATATTGTGCTTCTAATCCTGATACAGAAACGTTAGCAAAAGGTGTTGAGTAACCGCAAACTTTTGAATCTGGCCGCTTATCTGTGATTAAATCCGCAGTGATCGCCGAACTATTTCTTGGCACTCTAATGGTTGCTAATTGGATTTCATAAACTTCTGTTGAGCGCTCAACAGATACATTGCCTTTTTTAACCGCTATATAAGATTGTCTAGCGTTCATGTCATGCCGAACAACAATAGAGTCTGTTCTGTCTTGGGTAGAAGAAGCAACTTCGATTGGTATTGCAAATGCCGAAGTATTTATATATTGGTAACCCTCTAGACAAGCAGAACCAGACTTAACAACCACTCGCATGCCAACCGAATCCGCTGCAGTCACTCTTAGCGCTTCACCTGCAGACATCATCACGCCGTTTCTAAAAATATTTTTAAAATAAAGCGCCCAATCTGCAGAAGAATATTCTCTATCATATTTCCCATCATCCTGCATCACCGCATCGTAAAATAATGACAATTCTGTCAAGAACAATCACCTACTTTCTTTTTATTACATCAATTATTGTTTTACTTTGATTGCCGAACTCACCATCAATGTGATAGCCTTTATCGTCCCAAGTTTCTGTAACGGCGTTCAGAGCCGCAGTATCGGAATACCCAAAGGAAGAAACACGCTTCACTCGATCACCCAAAAAGAAATCTCGACCAAAAACAAAAAGACTATCATTTAAATTGATAGTCCCATTTAATGCTAACACTTTTGGTTGTTCAGCTAATTTTTCTTTTCCACGAGATTGCAAGGTGGCAATATATTGTGCATCTGGCATTTTCACATCGTCAACAGTCTGTTGCAGATCACGAGCATCGACGTAAATTTCTTTTCTTTCTAATCCGCTTAATCCATTATTCACTTGAGTATGCTTCCGAGCTTTTCCTTCGCCTTCACCATAAATTAGAGCAGTTGTCGCTTCATCATAGTTGTTCTTTTCTATGAACTCATTGGTGATATTTTCAAAGGCGGCGCTAAATTCAACAATTTTTGAACGATCCTGACTTTTTCTAAAACGAATAGTTGCGCCTATTTGGCCATTTGATGAAGAGCCAATCCGGCCATTAGAGAAAGGAACTTCATCAAAGCCAAAATCATAGCTTTCACATAGAGCTTCAATTTCTTCTTCAACATTTCCATAACTGTTTTGATAGCTAATATTTGAATTGGTAATTGTTGGCGGCTGCTCAACAGATAAGTAACTTATTTTTCTTTTTACATCTGACGGAGATACCACTTCGTTCCGTAAGTGATCGTAGCAAATCAGTTCTGGCCGTTTCGTTTGATTGTAAATTCGATAAATAATTCTGTCACCTACTTTTCCAAACAAGGACTTTCCAGAAATGGTAATTAAACCCGAACTTAAATCATCACAAATAATGCTATCAACATAATAAAAACAGTCATTGATTAGCAAAATTGTTTCTTCTTGCATCAGTTCTCTAGGCATATGTTTTAATAAAACAACTGCTTCAAAAGTATTAGCTCGCTTAAAATTTTTGGTCACGCTTAATGATTTCCAAATATCTAAAACGGCTGACGACTCATACTCAAAACCTTTTTTCCTATTGAATACTTCTATAAACGGTAATTGCGTAAACTTCATATTAAACACCACTTACTAATGGCGTGAACTTCATTTCGCAGGTTATTCCATTTTGAGAATTATTGGCCGCTTTTAGCTGCAGATAGTTATCTCCTTTTGACAATCTGAAAAAACTACTGCCTTCCATTCGTTCTGGTACCGCATTTGTTTCCACACCATTAATAATTTTTTTAGCATATAAATTCCCACGCACCGTTGAAAGTTCGAATTTCGTTCCAGGATCATACGTGCCTTCAAAGCCAAAAAAGGTTTGTTTCGTGACATCATAAATTTGTGGATTTGTAACAGTAGTAATGCACTTCATATAAAAAACAACACCTACTTGAACATCACCGTTATTGGTAATTTTCTCAATGTTTCCTGATTCATAATGACCGAATGTGTGTTTCACGCCTTGAACAAATACTTTTGGAAAAACCAGTGTCGGCTTCAATGTTGCTAAAGGAACCAATGAGTTATAAAAAGAGACATCACGGAAATAAGAATCGAATGCTTCAAACTGTAAAGAAAATAAGTTCCATTCATCAACCTTATAAGGATTATCTTCGTATAATTTGAAACTAGGCGCTTGAATTGGTAGTACGTCGGTTTCATACTCCTTGTCATAGACTTTAAGAGTTAGTTTCCCTGTTTGTTTTAAATCGATTTTTTGAATCATATCTCGGCGCAGCTGATAAATTTCTTCTTCTGTTTTTCCAATCAAAGTACCTTCTAGCAACGGTTTACGTGTACTTAAACGGATTCCAACGACTTTCGCTCCATCTTCGCCAAACACTTCTTCTGCTAGAACAACATTTTCTGGTGCTTCTAAACCTTCCACATTTTGCAAAAAATAAGGAGCTTCCTCGTTAAAAACGAGTTGCTCCCCATTTTGGTTCGTATAAACTAATTCTAGTTTCACTATTTAAACCCCCTCGCTAAATCACGCAATTGGCGTTTTGTTTCCATCGCCGTTTCTCTCGGTGTTTTCGTGTCTGCACCTGTGATATATTGTGTCACTTCCATATTTTTAATATTGCCGTCTTTTAAGTAAGAAACCATTTCACGCATAAGAGAAGCAAGTTCGCTAAAATCATTCGATTCATGTGAATCTTGAACAGCAATTAGATTTTTAACAACTGAAGAGTTTCTCGGAACACCAACGCCGTTTTCATAATGAGGAATTAGTTTCTTTGTTTCTGAGGCTTTGATTACTTTTGATCCTTTTGGTAAATCTGGTAAGAATACATTTCTACCTTCTGGAATGAAAGGCACGCCACCTTTAGGAATTACCAACTCTTTATAAGTACGTCCTTTTTGGTCGTTGACGATTGCTGGACCACCAATATGATTATTGGTTCCTGTTTCTAGTCCTAAAATTTTTGCTACGCCAGCGCCTAAATTAGCTACTACGTTTAAAGTTTTGGTAATTACCGAAGGGCCAGAATTAAAATCACTTACTGCATTTTTCGCTTGAGATGCTGGTCCACTCGCTTGATCATTAGCCCTTAATAGTTTTTCTACTGGATTGTTTGCTGCGAAAATATTTAAGCTACTATTACCACTTGAAGCCGCACCGACAACTCCACCTGCATTTCCTCGCAGGTTTTTCGTTCCTGGATTGTTGGCATTGTAGGTGTTCAATGCATTACCACCTTGTCGAGCTGCAGCTTGCGCATTTGAAGAATCTCCACGTAGTATTTTCTGTGCTGGATTGTTCGCGTTAAATGCATTTAAGTTTTGAATACCTACCTGTGATTGATTTGATACATTGGAAGCATCTCCGAGTAATTTTTTTAATTGTGGCTTTATTTGGTCATAAGTTTGCACGCTTAATGTTCCATCAGCTATTTTTGCTTTTAAATCTTCATTATTACCAAGCATTTTTTTTACTGGATCAGGTAATAACTTCCACGCATTAAAGCTTTCTTCCGATGCCATAACTTTTGTTAATAAGTCGGTATTATCTCCAAGCATTTTTTTCTGATCAGCTGGCAAGGCATTCCATTGTTTTAAACTAGTGTCGGAAGTCATAATCTTTTGTAGCACATCAGAATTATTAGCTAGAAGTTTTTTCTCATCATCTGGTAAATTTTTCCAACGATTATACGATTGCTCTGATCCGTATATTTTTGAAAGTAAATCGTAATTATCACCAAGAATTTCTTTTACATCTACTGGGACTTGTGACCAATGAACGATTTTATCTTGGGATTGGCTCAACACATCAAGAAAAGATTGGTTTTTAGCCTTTAATTCTTTAACCTGCGGCTGATAGTCTTTCCACAATCCCAAATTAAGCATTGTTTCAGCCATTACCTCTGGCGTATTTGAATAAAGAACAGCTTTTTTCTCTTCGAAATTCAATTTACCCCAGCTGCCTTTTGCTTGCAATGCTTGTGTCATTGTTTTGGTAACATTACTATCTAATAAGGCTTGCTGTTCAGTAAACGTCATTTTTTCCCAACGGCCATTGGCAATTGCTGCTTCTGCAATCATCAACTTAGCATTGCTCTTTAAATCTGCATTTTTTGATGCAAATAGTAGTTTATTCCATCCTTGTTCAGATTTTGCAGCTTCTGTAATTGCTTCTTGGGCATTAGATTTCACATGTCCGTCTTTGTCTTCTAAAACTAAATCATTCCAAAAATCAGCATACTCGCCGCCTTTTTCTGACATAAGTTCAACTTTTTTTGCGTTGTCTTCTGCTGCTTTGGCAGAAGTATTTGTCATATCTTTAAATGAAGAAGCAATCACTTTATTTTGTGCAACTGCAGCTTCTGATGCATTTCCCATGGTATTTATTAATTGACCATTCGAAAGTAACACTTCATTTGTTAGCTCTGGATATTTTGCAAGAATCGTTGCCATTTGATCATTAGTTATTTGAGTTGCTGACTCACTGCTTTCCTTTAATAAATTCAATAAATTTTTAGAAAGCTCACTATTCAAGTCTTCTCCACCATCTACTAATTGTTTCTTCAAGTCATCTCGCATCTTTTGATATTCGAGAGAAGACTGTTGTCTTTGTTTTCCTAGTGATTGCAACCAGTCTCTAGCTTGTGCTTTCGAAGCATCACTCACATTTCCAGTCATTGCATTCAATATTTGTTTAGATTCTTTTTCGCTTTTTCCTAAAGAATTTACATAGGCTTCAGCACTTTCTTTCGCATAAGCCTTTATGCGAACAGTTTCTTCATAACTAATCTGACGGTTATTATTTGAAGCAGTCTGTTTAATTTGAGTAATTTTGTCGTTGTTTTCTTTAACTATTGTTAAATACTTTTCATCTTTTGCTAGCTTTTCTGAAATTAATTGATTACCAGCTTCTTTGACATCATCAGGTAAAGTTTTAACTATCCCTTTCAGTGTCTCAATCTTTTTAGTCATTGTTGTTTCAATTGACTGCCCCATTTTAGAAAAGTTATTTACAATTGATCCTGTATCATTTGAAATCCCTTGTTCTAATAAAGAAAATTCTCCACTAGCGCCTCTGCTATAACCTTGAAACTTAGTTAAAGCATCATCGGTAGCCTTTCCTACATCGGTTCCCCAGCGCTGTGTTCGTTGAGAACTATTCCATGCCTCTTCTCCCCATAGTTTCCACACTGCCACGCCTGCGCCAATTGCTGCAGTTGCTCCTAACACCCAAGGATTTAGCAAGCTGAATCCTTTAGTCAGTGAACCGATTTTCGTGGCTGCTCCTCCGATTTTGGCAGTGAATCCACCAACTGCTGAACCAGAAGATGTTATATTTTTCCCTAAATCAAGAGAAACAGAACTACCTTCTGCCATCGCTTGTGTAACTTCTGCAATAGCACGTTTTTTAGACATAGCGGCCATTGTCTCAACAAATCCTTTGCCTAAAGAACCTACACCTTTTGTTAAAGTACCTGTTAACTTAATAGCAGGACCCATTGCAGCAGTTAATGCAATCATTTTAACAATTGTTTGTTGGGTTTTAGGATCAGCATTTGAGAAAGATTCCGCTAAATTCGTTACGGTTTTGATCATTGGCTTAGTTGCTTGAAGCACATCTCGCAATGCTTTTACTAACGGACCACCAAACGTGATACCTACGTCCACCGCTTCATTTTTAAGCATCTTTAATTGAGATTCGGTAGTTTCGTATCGTTTGTTTGCTTCTTCTGTTAAAGCAGTGTTTTGACCCCAAGCTTTCGTTCCGCGATCTACAGCACTTTTAAATACATCACTGGCTCCAGCGGCACGAAGGAGACTATCACGAAGACGAACTTCTGTTATTCCCATCTCGTCTAAAACAGAAATTGCCGACTGGCCATGCTCTTTTGTTTTTCCTAGCCCTTCGACAAATTTAATAATGGCACCTGAAGCATCCTCTTTAAATGCTTTGGCGAATTGCTCACCAGACATGCCAGCAACAGAAGCAAAATCTTCTAAGGAAGTTTTTGACTTATCGGCTTCTTTGTACATTTTACTTAGTGCTTTAGAATTCATCCCTAAGTTAGAAGCCATTGTCTTAAGAGGTTTACCACCATTTAAAACCGCTTGACCAACTTCTCCGATAGTATATCCCGCACCATTGGCAATTTGTTCTAACTCACTAAATGCGCCAGTTCCTTTTTCTACAGCAAGTTGCATTTGAACCATTACTTTAGAAAATGCGGAACCGCCTGCTTCTGCTTCAATCCCTACAGAACTCAATGCAGCCGCAAATCCCATGATTTGAGCTTCACTCATTCCCACTTGGTGACCAGCACCAGCAAGACGTAATCCCATTGCGGTTATTTCTGACTCGGTTGTCGCAAAGTTATTCCCTAAATCAACAATTACAGAACCTAACTTATCAAATTCTGTTTGTGGCATTCCTGTGATATTGGCCAATCGAGCTAAAGCAGTTGCTGCTTCTTCTGCACTCATGTTCGTTGACTCGCCTAAATCAATCATTGTCTTGGTGAATCCAACTACATTTTTAGTTTTGATCCCTAACTGCCCTGCTGCTTCTGCAACGTTTGCAATTTCCGTGTGACTTGAAGGTAATTCTTTGGCTAGTCCACGAAGACCATTTTCTAAATCTTTGTATGAGTAAACAACCTTACCTGTCGAATCAACAACTTCATCATTGGTCTTTTTCACACCTGCAAAATCAGATTCCCATTTAACAGCGGCCGTTGTTACTGCTGCAGCTCCTGCGAGAATTGGCACAGTTATACCTTTTGTTAAGGCTCCGCCCACTTTTTCCATTTTTTGCCCACTAGAAATCATTTTTTCGCTGGCATTATAAATGGCACCAGTTGCACCAGTGGTTTTGACTTGCATTTCTGCCATCTGACCAGCTGTTTGAATTAATTGAGATCGATAATTTGCTAGTTTTCCATTAGCATCTTGCAATTGAGTTGCTAGCCTTTTGGTGGATTCTGTCGCTTTTCCATCTACAAAAGATTCGTCATAAGCCTTTTTCAGCGCAGCAACTTGTTTCTCCTGCGCTCCAATGATTTTAGTTAAGCCATCAAAACGAGTGCCTAATTTGCCCATCTGGTTTCCAGCCATATCAGCAATTTTTGCATTGGCTTGCATTTCTTTGGCTAAATAACGAACTTCTTTTTTTGCATTTGCTGCACCACGACCGAAATCAGAACTATCCAAGCCCAACTTAATGACCATATTTCCTAACGGCGTTCCACCACTCATTTAGTTACCTCCTTCCCTTTATGCGCCACCACGCTTGACTAATTCACTTAGTGGTCGCACCTCTTGTTTTTTCTTTTTAGTTTTCTTTTTCTTTGGTGCTTTCAATAAGATTTCATCAATATCCAAGCAATCCGTATTCATGAAATCCCGAATCGTCCACCCAAGATTGGTAATCGCATCACGGACAAAATCAACTTGTAATTCGTAAAGTTCGGACCAAGTTAAATTTCCTCCGCCATCGCTTTTTTTGCAGCTTCATCATCTTCTTTTGAAAAACCTAAAACACGATGGCGTACAATATCCCAAATTTTCCCAATATCTAGTGAATCTAAACCATTCATGATTGATTCTTTAGTGACTTCTTTTTCGTCAAATAGATCTGCAACAAACTGAATTTGCATATTCAAATAATCTTCTTCGATTGGTTCTTTTCCTTGCTTCTTCGCTGATTCTTCCAATTCTTTTTCTAAGCGAATATAGTCACTGCGTTTTGAGAACGGCACAAAGTTCTGTGTAAAAGTTTTTTCTTCGCCATCAATGCGTAAAGTAAGTTCAATCTTGCGTTCCATTTTTTAACCTCCAAAAAAAGGACGACTAACTAAAGCCGTCCTTAATCAATAAATTTTTATTCTGCTGCTGATACAGTCAAAGTGCATTCTGCTGTAAAATTACCGTCTTCAGTTGTACCGACAATTTTTGTAACACCTTCCGCAACTGCTGTTACTTTTCCCTGTACAGGCGTTACTGTTCCAATCGCTGCATCTTCAGAACTGAATCTATACGCTTTGTTTGTTGCGTTTTCTGGCATGATTGTAGGTGTTAACGTTGCTGTTTCACCAACTTTTAAAGCTAATTCAGTCTTATCCAAGGTAATTCCAGTAACTGAAATAGGTAGTGTTTTAAACGCTGGTACATCCACATGATCAGATTCTTTTTCTACACCGTCAACGGTGGCAACACCTGTGACAGTAAAGTCACCTGCTAAAACATCCGTATTTGCGGCAATTCCTGTAATAGCTAAAGGTGAAACACCTTCTGCAACAGGATTAGTTTCACCTTTTTTATAAAGTCTAAATTTTTCTGGTGGAATAAACGACATTTCTTGTCCTCCTAACTTAATTCAATATTGGCCCCATCTGTAGTGGGAGTAACAGCTCCCACTGTGGGGCTTGCTACTTTTCCGGCGCTGGTGTTTCTTCACCAAATAATTCTGTTGTCAATTCTGCTAGAGCTTCTGAATTATCTGCAAAACCGACAGTAACTTTTTTACCGTTAATTTGACGAGAAACAGCAGAATAAACATATTCGCCAGGCTCTGGCGTAAAGTCGTCATCATTTAATGTTTCGCCTTTGACACCATCTAATGAGAATGTGCCTGCATACATACCGAAGCCAAGTTTTTCGCCATACAAATCTTCTGATTCGATTAATACTGCGTAGTAAGGTGGCTCTGTATCCTCGCCAATATGATAAACTTTGCTTTCCTCGCTAGCTTTTTTATGCCCTAACATTTCATGTTCAATGGCTGATGGTACATCTAAGATACCTAAGTTTGCTGCAATATCTCCGTGACCTTTACGTGCCACGTAGTATGCAATATTTGATCCGAAAACTTTTGACGGTTCTTTGGTTAGTCCTGTAATTTCAAAGCTTGCTGCGGCCCCTTCTTTTGGCTTGCCATCAATGACATGTTTCTTACCAGCGACTGGCTTTAATTCATTGTCCAATTGTTGAATAGTGATTCTGCTAAATCCGTATGTTTGCATAAATTTTTTCCTCCTAAAAAATAGACACCAACTTAATAGTCGGTGTCGTGAATTTGTGTATTTTTTCTGTAACGTCTTGCATCTACAAAACGTTTTGTTTCGTTAAAGTACTGATCTAAGCCACCATCTAGGCGACCAAATCCAATTTGTTTCATCGTTTCTTCAACTGCTTTAGAAATTTGCTTGGTTACCATTCTGTCCATGCTTTCAACATTTATTTGATAATTGAAGCGAATTGACAAAGCTTTGTTGTTGGCAAAATAAGCGTTAGTTTGTGGACCAAGAAAGTTATCAATGACAATGAAAGGTTTGGTAGTATCCAAAGTTTCTGGTACTTCGTAAAATTTAATGCGATATTCAGTTTTACCATTGTCATTAATAAAACTAGTTTTTTCTCGAATCAGAGGATTATCAATTAATCGATTGTAAACTTCCATCATCATGTCTTTCATTTAGCTAATTCCTCCATATCCGACTTTATCTCTCCGAATGCTTTCGCTTGAATTTCATCAGCTGCAGCCTGTAGTTTTCCCATTCCACGAGGTCGCACATAAGTACCATAGCGTGTATAGCCGAACTCATTTAAATGAACGATAGGCGCACGTTCCTTTGAAGCCCAGCCAGTCTCAACTCGTTTTGGATTACTTTTCACACCGCTACTTATAACTAAGTCGTGTGTTTTTCCTGAATCGATATAACTAGCCATATATTTTTTAACAATCTGCTTGTTTCTTTCGCCTTGTTTTTTTAAAGCTTTGTTGGAAATTCTATTTACTCGTGCTTGTCCTAGTTTATCTTCCATATTTTTGAGAATTTCTTCTAACCCTGTCACTTCGCTCATGACGTTATCCCTAGAACAATCTTGATAAAACGGTTATCTTCAAAATCTGGTGAAACATCTACGATTTCCCATTCTTTGCCCATTGGTAAAGCTCTATAGTCATCAATAACAACTTTATGTTTGTTGCTAGGGATATAGTCTTGGTGCGGATCACGGATTTTAATTGTCAGCCCCTCTTTAGTTCCTTTTGCGTTCAATATTTCCATGTCTTTCATTGACGGATTGTAGATTTGCGCTTTACATGAATGAAGTTCTTTCTTTACTATTTCGCCAGGTTCAGGCCCTTCTCCCGGAATAAACTGAAAAAAAGAAACTGGCGTTTTTAATTCACCAGCTCCTATTTTGGGACGTTTATAATTAGGGTGTATTGCCAAATCCTTCACCTCCTGAAATATCGATGGAAGCATCCATAATGCTTTGCTGAAAGTTGGGATAAAAGTATTCTAAGGCTTCGCTTCTTACATAACGAGTTCTTTCAAAAACAAGTTCTTTTCCTTTTCGATATACTTTTGGATCAAAATCTCCTATAAGCGTTCGAATATCTTCAAAGGAATCATTTAATTGTTCTTTTATAGAGTCATCGTCTGACGAATGAAAGATTTGATTTCTTTCTTTGAACTCCTTTAAATATGATTCCATCTAATCCCCCCGTGCTATTTCAAATCGATAGTTGACCCATCTGTTGTTGGGTTTATCTTATTAACAACAGGGGTGTTTACTTTGTTGCTGGTTCTCCATCGTCAATTTTAATATCATAAATTTGCGCTGCATCGTTATCAGCTGGCTCACCATTGCCCAATAAGTCGGCAGCGTATAATGTTGCACGTTTCATTGCAAATGTTTCTTTATAAACATAGACTTTTTCTGCACGTGATTGCGTAGCATCATATTCTCCACCAACAAAAGCAATCAATTTATTCTCTTTTACTTCTAAAGATTCAATGATATGGTCTTCAGAAATAAATGGTAAGTTTGAAACGAATACGCCATTTGCATTTTGCGTAGTGACACGAGCAACAATATCGTAATAGTTCAATGGATTAACAATTAAGTATACATTCCCTTTAACTTTTCTTGTTTTTTCCTCTCCCTCGTCACCATCGCCGACTTTATCGGTATATTTAGAAGCTTTCTTCAATAACATTGCGAATTCTTTAACCATTGTCTGTGAATCTTTAAAAGTTAAGATCCCTGCTGATTCTTTATCAGCATATCCATTTGTCGGATCAATTGCCGCATTCATATCTTTTGTTAGTCCAATAGGTTGATTATGACCAGACCCATTGATAATTGCTTTTTCCCATGCTTCTGCGATTGCTTCAGATAAACATAAACGAACGTATCGGTCAACCCAGCGTGGACCTAATTCTAAAGTGTCATTTGAAATTAAGAAAAACGCTGTTAAAGCCAATTGATTAAATTCTGTTGCACCAAATTGTGCATCTAATTTCCCTTCAATATCTTTATGAAGTGGCCCCCATACCGCTACACCTTTACGACGAGAACGAGTAATTTTAGTTTTACCTACTGAAGGTGTAAAATTAATAATTTTTAACAATGGACGTTCTTCTTGTAAACCTTCAAAAACACGTTCTAAAATTGTTTCTGGCCAGACTAAATCTTCATCAAATCCACCCGCTTTTTCAACTTCGTTATAAAATTTTGTTTCTTCATTAGTTAAAGTGTGAATGCCACGAGCTTCAAGCACACGGTTATCTGTTACATTTTTCAGCTCTTCATATTCAGCTCGTACTTGCTTTCCTGCATCTTCTGCAACAGCAGTAACATATGCTTCTAAAGCAGCATTTACCTGTTCTGGTGTCGCCTCTTCATTTGTTGATACTGCATTAAATTGTTTCTTCGCTTCATCTGTTTTGTTTTTTAATGTTAATGTCATAATCATGCTCCTTTAGTTAATCTATTTATTAAAGATTTTTGTTTTGGTTTTGATTCTTGTTTTGCTTCATTCGTCACAGCTTGTTGGTTTAAAGACATAGCTTCCGCAACAGCATTTTTCACCATTTCAGCTATATTTTCCTTTGAATCAGTTGAATTTTTTTCGGTGTTTTTCTTAACTTCTGTTGCAAAACCATATTCTACAGCTTCTTCAGCTGTGAACCATTTTTCTTCCTTCATCCATGTTTCTAATTGATCTGTTGTTTGACCTGTTTTTTGTGAATAAATTGAAAGAATGGAATCATCGATAGTTTCCAAAGCATTCAAAGTCTTTTGAATGTCTTGTTTATTTCCCCATGTAAATGTTGAAGCCTCATGAATCATAACTGAAGTCCCTACATTCATAATTGCTTCATCAGCTGCCGACAGAATGAATGTTGCTGCTGAAGCTGCTACACCAGTAACTTCTACCGTTACTTTTGAGGGGTGATCTTTTAAATAATTGTAAATTTCAACACCTTCAAACACATCTCCACCTGGGCTATTTAATTTAATGGTAATATCGTCTGCCACTCCATCTAAAGTTTCCCTGATGCTCTTCGCATCAATAACATCATCATCGGACCAATATTTTTTTCTGATATTTCCCGAAAGAGTCAAAACTCTTTTACCTTCAACTAACTCGTTAGAAAACTGAAACGGCACGTTTCTAGTCTTTGTCATTCTCTTCTTCACCCCCTTTCACGAGTGCATAATTTTTAGTCATAATTAGCTTCTTACCTTCTCCATCTGGCAACGAATCATAATCCGTTTCTTCCCTCACTTCATCTCTTAGGAATGTTCCACTAGAGACGATTTTGTCAATTTGAGTTGCATTTTCTAGAATACTTACAGGTAAAACTTTAGTTACTTTAATTCGTTCGCCATTTTTATACTCTTGGCGTGTAAGAATTTTTGCAGTTAATTCATCTTGCAGCTTTTTCATTAAAGGAATAATACATAGTTTTCTAAAAGCTTTGATATTGGAATCAAGTTCTGATTTTTCACCATAAATAAGCGCCGTAGGTACCCCTATGGCGTTGGCTACATCATCAATTAACGATGATTTCATTTTATTTAATTCCTCAAGAGACTGATTAGAAGAACCTTGTTTGTTCGTATATTCTTCATAATCAAATCCTTTAACTTTTGGTACTATAGCAACTGCTTTAGTGCTAAAAGCATGATAAATTTTATTTACATACTCTTGTAATCTTTCCGAACGTGTTTTGCCATCTTTTCCTTTTTCTTCATTCATTGATCCAGTGGCTTCAATTGAAACAGAACCACGAATCTGATTATTTCGCATGGAGATTTCTAGTATTCGTCCGAACAATTCCGAATAGTCATTAAATAAACCCTTAGTAAATGAATCAAGCTCTTTACTGTTGTACTTTAAATAAATAACATCTGACATGTAAAATTTTTCTGTAAACACTTGATCTTTAACGTAAACGTTGTAAAAGCAATCATCTGTGATTGTTTTTTGTTCTCTTGTATAGTCATCAGCTATTAAAAGTTGGTCATCTTTTAAAATAACCAACACTTCATTTTCATCTAACAAGCGAAAGAAGAAGGTTTGCCAAAATGTGGTAGCAGACATATCCGAGTTAGGCCGAACGTTTAATATATAGTCCCAATCTTCCATTCCTGTACTTTTGAATTTTATTTCTAATGTGGACATAGTCCTTGAAACAAAATCTATAACGGTATTTTTAGCCATTATTTTTAAATATGACCGTGTAGCTAATTCATCCCCTGCAACAAAATCTGGAAGCCAGTCGGACGGTTCTTCATTTTTTACTGATAGTTTGAAGACATCGAATAAACTCACTCATTCACCCCCTTTCTGTTGTAGTTACACGTTATTTTATTTTTCCTAAAAAATGACGACCCGATTTATTTTCTTTTTTCGTTGGTACATCCCACTTATAGCCGTTATGAGCAACAAATGTCTTTTTGAAATAAGCAATATTGTTGCCATAAGCTGATTTTGTTGTTCTAACAATGTTTAGATATTGCGGTTTATACATAATAATTACTTCCTTTCTAAGATTTAATTTGTAAGCATTACCATAGGTGATATAATAAAGTTATCAGTTGTAATAAACTGAAATAAAGCAAGGAGGATACTCACTATGGCAGACAAATTAATACCGCCTGGCACAGACAACCAAAGACCAGGTACTTATAAAGAAGTCGGTCCTAGAGGTGGCGAAGTATCAAAACCAAGAGAAGTTAAAATCGATTCTGGTGATAGATTACCCCCAACTCAAAAGCCCGGTAATAAATGGACTAAAAAGTAATTTACTAGAGCTAGGCTAGCACCTAGCTCTTTTCTAAAACTCAATTTCATCCAATATGTCAAAGGCATCTTCATAGTTGTAATTTACGATTTCATCAACACGCCATAAACAATATTCAAAAGCCTTGAATCCGTCTGTCTTACGCCTTACCTCTTCTTTCTTCTTATATGATTTATTACCATCGCCATTGGTCTTAACAAGTACATTGTTTGTATACCAACGCATGAGCGGATTATCGCCAAAAATAATGTGATTGTTAGCAAAAGCATCTTCAATTCTAGGTGCTAGCAAATTATCAGCAGCTGTTGGATTCCTGATTACTTCGATTTCGAAGCCTTCTTTCAAAAACAAAGGCCGCAAAAGATCCATACGAAAATTATCAGCTACTACTTTTGTTATGCCATATTTTTCCCGTTGTTCAACAAACCAACCAACGACTGTTTTAGGATCAATTGTGGGGCCATCTATGACCGTTAGTAACCCTTTTTCTTCCCATTCACGTATCGGCGCAAATTTTTCTTTTGTGGCTTCAGAAGCCTTACGAGAATATCCATAGTAAATGTCCACAAATTGCTTTCTAACGAACGAATGGGTCTTGAATAAATAATCATCCCCATCACGAAACAAAAGTCCACAGGCGGCGAAATCACGCAGACTGGCATAGTCTAAACCGCCAATGGCTTGTTTTCCAATTAGGTTAGTTGGGAATGGTCTGTTGGTCGCTAGAATTTCTTCACGACTAGCCACCGATCTTTCTAAGTCTGTGACAGGTAAATTCATACGTTTAGTCATGAATTCTTCCCTGTTACTTGGATCGTCTTCTAAGTCCTCATATTCTTCCATGATCGTTTCATACAGTTCTTCAGCATAATTAGATAACGGTTTATGAAACATCGGGTTCGCAAGTTCCCAGTTTTCAGGATCATTCACTTGATCTTCTGAATCAAGTTTACAAATGAATGGAAAAAGAGCATTGAAACGGACTGAACCATTCAACACTCTTTTCGCTTTTTCTTTCATACTATCCAAGAACCCTTCTCGAACATATCCGTCAGTTCCAGAATAAAACTCCCTTGAATTTGGTTTTTTGCCCAAACCACTAATATGGACCTTTACATCTTTATTCGATTCGTACCGATGAATTTCATCGAATGCTACTGCGCCATCTCGCAAACCATCTTTGGTTTCTCCGTTGCTCGTTCGATACTTAAGTTTGCTGCCAGTTTTCTTGCTTGTGATAACTGATTTTCCATATTCAAAAGCTTTCTGCAACGTTTTATTTCGTTTGATTGTATTGTAAATTTCTTCAAATGACGTCTTAGCTTGCTCCTCTGAGTTTGCAACAATCGATATGTTGTAATCCATTATTCCATGTACCTCGGTTTGTAAAAAGTTTAGAACCACAGATAGCAAACCATTCTTGCCACCCCCACGTCCAAACATCCAAAGAAACTTTCTATACACCCGACGGTCATTTTTCTTGAAAAAGAAAAAGACAAACGCAATTAAAAATTTTTGGAATGGCTGCATTGGAAAAAACCATTTCTCTCCATAGGCGATACATTTATCGATCATCTCATCATCAAAATAAACATCGTCACGACTGAGTACATCACGCTCTAAATATTCAATTAAATCCTTCCGCTCCTGATTGAATTTAATCTGACCAGTTTTGAATTGATTAATATAAAAATCAACGTGTTTTTGATGTATCATGTTAAATCACTCTCATCATAATCATCATCTGGAGCGGTAATCGTTTGATCCAGTGGATCCAAATTTAAATCTTTACCAAGCGTTATTAATGCACGAGATATTTTCACTTTTTCAGCGATTGCAGGATTAGGTTTTACAAATTTTTGCGTACCATTTTCCACCTCAACTATTGCTCCGAATTTAGTTATTGAACTATTCATTTTCCGATAAAGCTTTACTAAATCAATATATCTTTCAACTTTTTCAAGTTCAATCTGATCATTTTCATCAATTTGTTTTAATAATTGTTTTTTCAAATCTGCTATCCTAATGTCCTACACCCCCCCTAGTAAAAAAATTATCTCTTATATTTGGACAGTTGACCCCATCCACCGGTTCCCGCAGTCCCCACTTTAGGTCGAAATATTTCGATGGGGGTATGCTGTCCCCCACTTTCTTTAGTTTTAAGCTGTGTTTCTCCCACGACTCCGAAATGTTCTTTCAATGGATTATTTTCACTACAAACGCTAACGAATTCGTTTAAGTAACCCTCAGGAATAAGAATCGGTACGAAATAACTAGTTGCATCTGATTGATTCGACAAATCAAAACTTACTTTATCAAACGATTTGAAACTGTCCTCTACCACCATTCATCATCCCACTTTCTTTTTCTTTTCGATTCTCTATAGTTAAATCTACCGTGCCGTTTATTATGACAGTCCTTGCACAATGTTCTTAGGTTGTCTATATCCAAGGCATGCTGTGGATAATGTTCCAACTCTTTAATGTGATCCACTTCAAGAATAGAATCATATTGAGTTGTTAACTTACCTTCTTGTTTGCACCACTGGCATTCGTAATGATCTCGCTCTAAACACTGCTGTCTTAATCTTCTCCACTCTGCTGAGCCATAGAACTTTGCTCGTGCTTGTTTGGATGATACATCAATCATTGTTGGCAATATTAGAAAGGTAAGTGTTAACCAACGCACGTTGTACTTGCAGCACACCTTCAATACCTAGCGACTTAACGTCAAGTTTCAATCGTTCGTTTAAGAACTGTGCATTGTGATCTGCTTCAAGTGTTTCCTTCTGAACGTAATAAAGTAATGCTGATGTCTCATCCATCTTCAGCCCATATACTGAAATGATTTCAATAAACAATTCTGCAAGCGCATCTATATCTTTCTCTTCACGAACCTTCTTCATGATTTCTAAGAACTGTGCTTGTTGCTTTTTAATCTGTTCTTTTTTACTCATAGATGTAACAACCTCCTTATAAAATTATGTAAAAAAGACTGCATATAAATGCAGCCCTCGTGAAAGGTAGTAGCGCCAATTTGTTTGTCCGAACATTTATTGACGATCTATTTTATTTAAGCAGCTTATGCCACTTACTGGAACAATAGGACTCGAACCTATACTAACGGTTTTGGAGACCGCTGCTCTACCGATTAAGCTATGCTCCATCAATTCTCGCAAACCTGTAGAAAAAAGAGAGATGAAATTCACCTCACTTCTTTAGTTTTATAATTGGTGGTTTGCGAGAGAATCTAAGTGAGATCACAAGTGACTAAACGAAGAAAGTAGAATTTTTTTACTTCCTTGTAATCTCAAATCAAAAAAATAAGTAGGCAATCGTTCCGTTAATGTATTTGTGTAAGTGTGTCGCATTTCTTATTTTTTTGACACTATCATAATAACTCGTTTAGAAGGTATATGAAGTGTAGATAAAGTGTATAAAAGAGGTATAAAAAGTGTAATAAATGGCTACTTAAAAGCAACCAGTTCCAGCGCTGAAGCAAATTGAACAATGATCATATTAGATTCTTGTTTCACTGATTCTTCGCTGATACAGTTTCGTTGTGCTGCTAGATAGATTGGATTACCGTTGATGTATCGATCATAGAAAATTCTTTTTCTTCGCTCGGTAACATCTGGTTTGTGCGGATGCTGAATCGCAGAATAACCTCTAACAAAAAGCTTATGAAGATAATCAAACTCTTCTTGTGCTTCTTCTTTCTGGATTAACATTTGTTCGGCTTCGAAAACGTTATTGGCCGTTGATGGCGGAACCAAAGAGAATGAAGCTGTTACTTTTGGTTCCCTCGGCTGGCCAACACGACATCTAGCAGCAAGATAGGCAGATAGGAACACACTGACGTTATGTTTAGTTTGCTCCATATCTACGTCCTTTGCATCTGGTGTTTCATATTTCTTTACGTCAAAAAGTACCATCCTTTGATTCCCCCGTTTGTGGTATAATATTCGTGTCGAGAATATTACCAACAGTCGGAGGAATCCGGCTTTTTTATTTTTCTACTAAATAAACTTTTTACAATACAAACTATGTGATATTATTTTCAAATACATTTACTCATGATATAATCATGTTAACTTTCTTGGGGATTTTATTTCTGGAATAATTTCCTCTTTTTCTGTGGTAATTGCGAGCAAACAGTTACCAGTAGTTCCTGTCTCCACCAGAGACGCTTTATTGACCTATACGGTCACACGAACTCTAGCACATTACTTAGGACAAGTGCTAATGCACACCTAAAGGACGACTGGCGGAAAACAGTTGTCTTCTAACACATTAGCCAGTCAGTGGTCGGCTGGCTTTTAACTAAAATTTCATAGTCCGTAGTCATATACTATTTATGTGTATCTTCCTAAGAAAATTAACGAAAATTTCGAGGAGTCGTTTAATTGAAAAGAAAATTAACGTTTATCTTGCGTAAAAGAATATTATCGAGCATTGTGTGGTTAATAATCTATTTTTATATAGTATTCACTCATAAAGATTATTCAATCCTTTTAGGACTTATTTTATTGAGTTATTTATATAACTTGGAAATTGATGTAATTAAAAATGGAAAAATTCAAACATGGCCTGACTTTAAAAATTCAGTCGATTGGCCTTTCTTTTTTATTGCCACAGGTTCTGCTTTATTCGTTATATTATTAATACTGTTTATTCTATGGATAATGTATGCAATAAACTGATTAAATCTGGTTTTGATTTCCATCTAAAATTAGTTTTAATAAATTATTTGAGGAGCATTCTACATGAAAAAGTATTTATTCACTATTTTATTAAGCTTGTTCAGTCTTATCGTTATAACTACTTGGGTTAGTGGTTATGACAATAAGGGATTCCTATTTGCTATTACAGATTTTATAGGTACGAATCTGCTTATCAAATCCCCTAAGTTAGATGAATTTTATATGAATCAACCTTATTCTGTAAGAATGTTTACTTCATCTTTAATTCATTTTATTTCATACTTTTCTCTGGGTTTGATTATAGACATTATTAGGAATTGGTTTAAATCTCTTAAAACTTGATTATCCGTCCTCCTCACTTAATTCCTAACATTACATAACCGTCTTGATATGGCCAAAGTTTCATGGATTTCTCCTTTCTTTATTGCTATAATTAACTCAAATTAAAAGAGGTGAATATTGTTGAAAGAAAATGCATTTGATAAACAGAGTCAGTTACTTTTTAATCATTCTTTTATAGATTGGCAGAATAATAGTTATTCATTGGGCACATGTCCTAACGAGGCTGTCACTCAAGGTACAATTTGTCCGCAATGCGGAGCTTTTACTGGATTACAATGGGTATATGGTCTAGGCGGTGAGTATGCATCGTCAATCTTAAAATATACCTTGATAAAAGCTACCTGTACATCTTGCAAAGAAATATCAATATGGTTAAAAGATGGGTCATCTGACAGAGAGCAGCAAATCTATCCAAGAAATCTTACTTCATTACCATTGCCTAATACTGATATGCCCGAAGATATACGTGCCATATACGAAGAAGCACGAAATATTTTAAATGACTCCCCTAGAGCTTCAGCGGCTTTATCGAGACTAGCCATTGACAATTTAACTAAAAAATTAGACCCTGCCGGCACTAATTTAAACGATCGAATAAAAAACCTAGTAGCTAAAGGTCTAAGTGTTCAAGCCCAACAAGCATTAGATATAGTGAGAGTCGTTGGAAACAATGCTGTGCATCCTGGAGAAATTGACTTAACAGATAACAAAAACATAGCTGTAAGTCTATTAGAATTAGTTAATTTTATTGTCGACAATCAAATTTCTCAGCCTAATAAAATCGATGCCCTTTTCCAAACTCTCCCAGAAGGAGCATTAAAAGCAATTCAAAAACGAGATAGTTAGAACATTCACCCTCAACTAAAATTTATAAAGTTGAGGGATTTTTATTTTAAAATGCCCCGGTTGATATTCTTGAGTTAGCTATTGTAACTGTTTAACAAACTAAGGCATTTCTTTTGTTTGATAGTAGCTGTCGTCATTTGGATAGAAGCGATCTACATCGTTGTATGTCTTGTTATTATATGAACGATGTTTAATTTTCACTGCACCTTTTGAACCAGGAACTAAAGTCCAATTCATTTGTAATGGCTATCCCTTTTTCAATTGTTTGCCCTTTTCGCTAAAATTCATTTTTGTCATTAGATGAGCTACATAGTATGGTGTTAAGAATTGACCTGCGCCTTTATTATAGATTTCCAAAGTCATGTATAACTCACCTAGCATTATCGATTAAGGTTTCTTCTAAAGCTTAAACTCTATTGGCTCTTTTTTATAACCAGCATCAATCAAAATACTTTCAATTACATAAAGATCCGTTTTCTGCTTTAAACTAGCCTTAAATTTCTTAGCAATATTTCTAGCTGTTTCTAAAGAAACGACTTCATATGTTTTAGCCAGGGCATCCGCAATTATTGCGGATGTTGGCGTATAATAAATCTCAAGCAAAATGAACACTCACTTTCTACGAGATTATTCTTCGATTTCTTCTTCATCATCTTCAACTGTCTTTTCAGGGAAAATGATGTTCTCTTTGTTTTTGCTCCAAGAATCTGCAAACGGTGCAAAATGTTGGCGTGCAAGTTCAACTTGGTTGATTAGATTTTCAACTGAAACATCATGATCAGCCGCAATTTCTTCTAGCGCTTCCCCTTCATCGATTCGATGCAATACGCCACGAACGTTGATTGTTACTGATTCTGGCCATTCGATAGTCGTTGCCTTCTTGATGAATTCATCAATGGTTTCTTTCGATACTTGCACAGCAACTTCTTCAACTTCTTGCACATCATCGCCCATTTCTAAAGAAGTTTGTTCTTCTTTTAGGACTTCAACTGTCCCGTCGTTATTTACAACATATTCGACATTTGGTTTATTCGTCTGCTTGTTAACTGGTACCTTGTATTCTACTGTTTCTGGTTCGATGGTCGTTGATACTGTTTTGCCTAAAAATTCGTTTAAACTTTCATATTTCCCTTTTAATGAAGCGTTGCTAACCACTAATAGCACTTCGATATTTCCGTTTGATTTAGATGTCACTTTTTTCACTTCTGGTCTGAAATTTACTTGTTTTGTCATTTTATTTTCCTACTTTCGTTTAATAATTAGTTGCATCTTTCCATTCGTAATCGAAATTATCGGTTATGAATGGTCTTTTTTCGTTTAAAGGCTTAGTTACGCCTTGTGTGATCACTTTAAAATCTCTAGCACGAACAACAATCGCTTCAACTGGATGACCATATCTAAGGGCAAATAGACGAAAACGAAGCTTAACGGATTGGTCAATGCCATACACGCCAAAAGAGTTTTTAATATCAATGACATGTCTCCAACTCCCATCTAAGTTTTTTATGATGAAGTCAGGTGAATAAGCTATCGCTGAAATTTTACCTACGCCATCCGCAGTTGGTGTAAGTTCGGTTAGTTTAAAACGCGGATGAACTTCAAAAGGTAACCCACAATTTTTGACAAACTTTGTATAAAAGTTAGCTTCCTTCTGGCTATCAAATGTGTAACCATCAATCGTGACTTTATTTCCTCGCTTATTTAGGGCTGTGGGGGATTGCATTGTTTTAACTCTCTTTCCTTGGTCGCAGTTTCCGCTCGAACTGCTTTTCCATCTTTATTGCATTCAGGACATGGAACAGGCGTTGCATAATTAAATCTATCTTTGCCCCAAATCACACGCTGATCTTGACATCTAACACACTTCATTCTCATTTGGCCCCTTTCATCCAGGCTTGATTACTTTTGGTTGCTTTTTCGGACGGTTCCTTCTTAGCAACCCGTTTGATAGCTTTTCCTATATGTTTCTTCGATTTTTCTGGCATTATGATGGCTTCCTTTACTTCTGAAACAGTTCCGCCAGATACGATTGTTGCGATAGCTGCTGTCTCTTTTTGCTCAAATAGCACAGCATCTTTTAAATTGGCTACTGGTCGACCATCTTTGCCAAGATAGGCTGAAATTTTCACTACATACGGCATTGAATGATTCCCCTTTCTATCGATTTGTTTTCAAGGCTTTAAAATGCGTTTTAAGTCGTTTTTCTTTCTTTTCACCTATTTATATTCACTTGATTGTAAAACTGCTCTACGCTGAATATATTCGCTAAAAACAATGTTTTAGATGCCTGATACTCGTTTGTCTGATGTCCCCTCAATTTTCATCACGAATCCTTGTGAATTACTCATGATACGAGAAAGAATTCTCTCCCCATAAGCTTGGCTCATTTCTTTACCTGTTAAGTTCGTAGTAAAAATAGTTGCTTTATTCTGCCGAGCTTCTACAATGCGATTCAAGGTGTCGTTATTGAAGTTAGTACTTTTATTCCTATCATCAATTTGTTTAACTCCCAACTCGGCTCCTAAATCGTCTAGAACTACTAAATCTGCGCTTTTGATTTCTGCCATCAAACTACCTGTTATCTCTTTTCTAGCTTGCTCATCATTCATGGCAAATCTTAGCTGTTCTAAGAGTTCCGCATAGCTAATAAATAGGCAGCGTTTATCATAGTTTGATTTCTCCAACACTTCCCAAGCCGTTGACATAGCTAAATGACTTTTACCAACACCGCTTTTTCCTGAAAGAATCATATGAATTGGTTTATTCAAAAGAATTTCAGTTGTGGCTCGATTGGCAATTTCAAAAGCAAGCTTGGTTTCTGTGTCTACTGTTTTGTATGTTTTAAAACGACAATTAAATAAATTTTTGTCGGTATAAAGAGAGCTGTACTTCAAGTAATTAATCGCTCTGGCTTTCAAACTATCGTTAAACATTTTCTCTGTTTCGAGGTCTTCTGCTTTTTTGCGTGCTTTATATCCACATTCCATGCAAGTTGGCGGACACCTATCAGACCCATCTTTGTTTTTTGCACGCCAAGCATAAAGATTTCCTCCGCACTCTGGACATGGATCAGGCGTGATATAAAGCAACGTTTTAATCATTTTTGAAAATCCATCTGATGCTGACTGCATTCTTTCACTTCCTAAAATCCAAGATCATCGTAATCCGAATGACCTGTATTTGATTTCTGTTGCTTGATTGTTTTCTTTTGCTTCCTTGCCGCTTCTCGATCATCAACAGATTTGAACCCTCTTTGTTCCCAATCTTTCAATATGGCATTGATATAGTTATAGTTTCTTGCGTTTGCATCAATAGCAATTTCAATAGCTTTAACAATTAATTGTTCAGCTTCTTTTTGACTAGCTCCGATTTTTTCAAAATCAGAAATCCAATAATCAAAATCGGTCATGGTTTTAGACGACATCAATCCAAATCCGTTATTTTCCCAAATTGAACGAATGAACGCCCCTTTATTGTTATTATTATTATTTCTTAGGTTCTTAGGTTCTTTAGGTTCTTGTTTATGTTCAGTTCGTTGTTCAGTTTGATGTGCAGCTTGTTGTTCACTTCGTTGTTCAGTTCGTTGTTTTTTTATTTCAGAAAAGCTTTGATATTCTGCGTAGTTACTGACTTTGTACCATGTCCCGTTTTGTCTACTTCTGCTTAATTCAATCATGTCATCTTTAACAAGCAAATCTAAAAATTTTCTGACGGTGTTTCGGCTTACTTCCCACCTTTCAGAAAGTTTTTTTTCGGATGTAATTCTTTCTCCGACTTTCACCGTTTTTAACTCTCCATCAAAAAGAATCTTTCTGTCTTGGTGATTGGCCATGAGTATTAAATCAAGCCACCATTTAAGGTATTGAGGATTTTCCCAAATCCAGTGATCTTGAATGGTCCTATAAAGTTTTATCCAACCTCCAATGGCCAACCTGCTCGCCTCCTTTTATAAATCGTCCATACTGGTAAAATTTGTAATTTTGTTGTGTCCTCTACAATATTCACAAATCCCACAACTAACTGGTTCTTCTTCACCGTTTTTCACTCGCACAACATGCTCGATGTTTTCTTTTAATTCTTCTAATTCGTAAATCATTTTTTCTTCGCTAAGAGTGATTAGTTTTGCTTCACTAGGTGTTTGTTTCGAAACGGCTGCAATGAGAGGAAGAAAAATTTTGTCATATTGTTGCCGAAGCAGTTCGCAATAAACAGCCATTTGCAACACGTAACCGAAGCGTTCAATAAAGTTTGCTTTTCTGTTTAAACGTTCATCCCACTTTTTCTCGTGTATATCTTTGGTTGTCTTGATGTCTACAAAATACTTTTCTTCTAAATTTAAACAATCAATTTTCCCTTTCCACATTGCACCGCCAATTTCACCTGTGACGATCACTTCTTTTTCGCCTTGATAAATATTTAAAAAGGCTTCTTCTTGTTTTAATCTTTCAATCATCTGCTCCGCAATTTGAAAATCTTTCAGTAGACCAAACGGTTTTCTTGAAGAAAACATCTTGCTTTTGTTTTCTTCTTTAAATGCTTCATGAATTTCTGGTGATTCAAAGTAAGAATGAACATAATTACCAACTAGCAATGCTTTTGGATCACTCTCTGGTGTCCATTCACCTTTTAACTTGGCAAGAGCTGCAGTTTCACATTCAAGAAATTTTTTATATTGAGAGACAGACATATAAGCTAGGTCCGCTTCTTGTGAATAATAATTTTCATCAGAAAGGATAATCGTCTTCTTCAATCGTTGAGACATCAGCTTCACTCTCTTTCTGATTGTGTTCATAACCAGCCATCACATCTAAAGTTTCTTGAACTGGTTCTTCTAAAATTTGATCCGCCACTTTCGTTAAATCATCTTTTTCAACTGGTTTGGCTTGTTCAATGTCGTTTTCTTGCTCAATAACTTTTTTATTGTTGGTAAATATTTTTTCTTCGAGTACGGCTGCTTGCTCTTCTCGCTCTGGCGTCACATCTTTTCGTTCGAATTCATTTTCGAGCGTGTCTTTAGCGGCTTGCACAAATAAATCATTATCGTTACTGGTGTTAATTAAATATTTAGCAGCTCGATTGATGACAGTTCTTTTTGCCATTTCTTCTGGAAAATCATTTTGAACATTTTTTGTTTTTGCTTTGCTCCATGACTTATCAATTTGTTTCTTTGTCATGACCGTTGTTACTTCTTTACCGTTTGCTAGTTTAATGACCACATAAGCAGCCTTAATGTCGTTGTCTAGGTTTTCGAAGGATGTTTCATGTTTAGCAACAACTAAGTCTGGTCCGTCCATAGCAATTTCAAATACATCGCCTTCTCTTACTACAACAGGCGTGATCTCTGCACCTCCTGTTACTCGATCTAATACAGCCATGGTTCCAAAATATGAGCGCATAAGCTGGACTTTATTTCCATATTTGATGAAATAACATTGTTTTTTTGCTGGTGATAATCCTTGGATGACCATATCTAGTAACGCGTTAGAAATAGATGTTTTAGTTTCAGGGTTGTTAGCTGCCAACTGAAGAAGGTTTCCTCCTGAATTGTTGGTTAGTTCAAAGAAAGCACTTTTCAATGCATTCTGTGGACTATAGCCTGGTGGCATTTCTAATCCCTGCTCTTGCAATCTATTTAAATTTCCGATGACTTGTTCATCTAAAGATCGTTGTGTCATTTGTGTTAAATCGTTACTCATATTGATGTTCCTTTCTTGGTATAATATTTTTAAGTGAGGTGATATTTATATGAAATTTATCTATTCAGATGAAGCTAAATGCTGCGCTAAAAGTATCATGGCAAATGCTTCGGCGATACGGTTTCATTTCAGCGTAAAGCATGAAGCCCTTAGCAGAAACGAACTCAATGCGCATTTAAAATTACTCCGATTAGAAGCAGAGAAAGCAGACATTTTGATTGTTTTTGGTGAGAACAATTATTTCTTGAGTTTTGTAAATAAATTACGAAACTTTTTCTCCGCTATAGAGAAAGAACAAAACAGTTCCACATATACAGGAGCCGTTGATGCTGCCTATGACATTTTAAAAGAGCATTATGCATACATCTAAAATTTACAACAAACTTTGCTATGGATTGATTTCTTGATTCATAGCTTCTTTTTCTATTTCTTTGTACGTCCATAATAAAGTCGCACTTAGTAATCTAAACGCATTATCCTTTCTCATGGTGTCCTCATTACCAAAGACATCTAACAAAATGCTGTCGACTTTAGAATCTATCATTCTTTGCAAGTCCATTGCTTCTTTATAAGTTCTTGCGTTTGTTTTAATCATATCTTTTGTATTTTCTTGAAATTCATACAAAGCAGGTAAAAACGGTTCAATCACTGCTACTATAATTTGTTCTGCTATTACATCTAAATCGTTACTCATTGCCATTCTCCTCTTCTTCGTCATATTCCCATGTTGGCTCTAATGCTTCTTTTTCTTCTGGCGGCTCTTGTCTAGCTCCTAATGAATCAAATTCAGGCATTTTCACCACTCCCAGAATATTTTCGTTTTGTTTTCTTCAAGTTCAACGTGATCAAATCCTTCTGTTTCTAATTGAGATAAAAACGTTGATGTAAGACCTTTACTATTCACCACACAACTTGTATTACCATTTGCTGCTGCAGTTCGAATTGATTGAACAATTCTATTTTGAGCATTCGCTAACATTAATTCGTAAACATCATCACTTAAACCTCTTACTTCAATCATTGCAGTTCACCTCGTAAAAATGCAGTTAGTAGTTCATCCATAGATTTTTCATTTGCAGCATCTTCGGCTTTTTCTGCTACGCATTCTGGACAATCACAAGGTTCGCTTATATTTAATTGCTCTTTTAGATCACCTACAAGTTTTTGCAAGAGTATAGCTAACCCGATAACTGAACCACAAAACGCAGTACTTCCTTGACCTGTTTCAAAATTTTTAGCACATAGAAGAAGTTCAACATTCTGTGCCTTACATTCTTTTTCAAGTTCAATAATCATTCTTTCAATTTTTCTATTCATGTGGTACACTCTCCTTGAATTTGATATTTGTAACTGACCTACTTTGATGGCCGTCGAAGTGGGTCTTTATTTTTGTTTTTTTACTTCTCGATCTTCCAACGCTAAATCGTAGTAGAGCAACCAAATGATAAAAGCTGCTATATATATGTTTTGGATTAATGGACCAATATTGCCACCTACTAAAAGCCCCAAGCCAAAAACGATTAGCAATGCTGCTATACGTCTTAAATGATAGATTTTTCTCAATGTGATCATCCTTTCTTTAAAAACGATCTTTCGTCTCCATGAATTCTTTCCAATGAATATCTATAAAATGAGCGGTCATCTTAGCATGAAACTTCCAAGGCATCCCTTTACTAGTTGGGAACTTTACGAATCCGCCGTTTCTTATATCTACCTCTTCGCGATATTTATAGAAAACGAGTTTCCAGTCACGTATATCTTTCCCACCTAGGCGGTTAGTAACATCTTTTGCATTCCACGTCTGACCAATTAAGGTTTGATTTTCTAATTCTAAAATCTTTGCCTTTTCAATCAGAATCAAATTAGACGGTATCTCAATTGAAATTTTTGATTCTATCAGTTGCGTCATCTTACTGACCCCCTATCTAATTTTGTAGTATTCAATAATTGCGGTTAGCGTTTCATGAGCCTTTTTACTTTGATTTTTCCCAGAAAGATAATCATTCAAGTCTTGTTTTGGAATATTGAAGTATGTTGCTACAGTAACTAAAGAAATTCCTTTTTTATCAAAGTATTCACGAATTTTAGTTCTGCCTGTCGTTGTGTCTGGCATATTATTTATCCCTCCTTTTAATAGTTAGTAAGTTAATTAGATAGAATTGTATAAAATTGTTGACTGAACACTACACTATAGTGTAGTATATAGACATACGAAATAAGCCTATAACAAAACCTTTATTATGCACTCGGTCGCCAAACTTAATGCTATAAGGTGTGTTTTTAGTTTGCTTTTTTCTATCCAATTAACTTACAAGAACAATATACACTATAGTGTTGTATTTGTAAATAAAAAACTACACTTTTTTATTGTTTTTTGTAAGAATTTAAGGAGAATGCTGATATGACAGTATTTGAACGTGTCAAAACACTTGCAAAAAATCGATCAAAAACTATGAAACAAGTAACATTAGATTTAGGATATAGTGAAAACTATTTCTATAGTCTAAAAAGTGGCAAACAGCCATCGGCTGAAAAATTAAAAGAATTAGCTGACTATTTTAACGTGTCTGTAGACTATTTACTTGGTAGAACTGAAAACCCCAATCCAGTCGACAAAAATCAACTAACAGTCGAAGAAGCTTTATCATCTGTTATGAGTAGTGACGGAAAACCGCTGACTGAAAATGATAGAGAAATTTTGTCAGGCATTATTGAAGCGTATTTGGAGAAGAAAAATAAGTAGGTGTTGTTGTTGAGGAAACAAATTGAAATGATTGTTAAAGAGTTAGGTGTAATCATCTTAGAAAAAGAGGATTTAGATGCAGATGGACATTATATTGCGTCGATAAATACCATCGTTTTAAAAGATTCTTTGGACGAATGGAATAAAAGAAAAACCCTTCTTCATGAATTAGGCCACGCTAGCGAACATCAACATAACTACCAATTATATAATTTAGCTTTTTCTTTACATTCTAAAATGGAGCATGAAGCTGATGTATTCATGATTGACAATCTCTTAGATGATTATATGTCTAAAACTGGTTTAACTGTTGAACAAGTTAACTATATGCGTTTTATAGAAGATGCTGATATTGATGCACGTTATGAAGAGTGTATAAGAACTCTTTTGTTTAATAAACTACGAAGAATTAATTTTGCATAAAAAAAGCCCGCGTGGGGACACGGACTTCAACCTCATTTCGAGATTTAGCTGATAAAAATATTATAACAGAAATGAGGAATTTTAAAAATGAAAATAGGTAAATTGTTTGGGGTATCACTAATATCTTTTGCCATTTTAGCTGGGTGTTCATCAACTAATAATAACACGGCAGAAGTAAATAAATTAAAAACAACTGTATCAAGTTTAAAAGAGGAAAATAAAAAATTAAGCACAAAAGCTAGTCAGCTTGATGAAATACTAGATGCTTTTGGAACTTCCGATTCTAGCAAATCAGATGAAAATAGTACTGGTTCATCCAATACTTTGAAATTTAATGAATCTGGAACGTTTGGTAGTGGTGAGAAAATCACAGTAATTTCTGCTGAAGATGCTCCTAACCACCAATTGCATGAACCAAAAGATGGTGAACATCCAGTGGAAGTAAAAGCAGTTGTAGAGAATACCACTAGTTCACCTATCAGTTTTAATGTTCAAAATTTTGCTATGTATGATAACAATTCAGAATTAGCTGATTTTGATGCTAGCACTTATCAAAATAACATACCTAATGATATAGCTGCCGGAATGAAAGCTAATATAACTTTTTACTTTTCTTCAAAAGGTTCTGGACCATATGTTGTTACATTCGGGGACGGCATGTGGAAGCAATAAGTATCCCCTTCTCTGGTGAGTTCTAGCATGTTCGATTCATGCTAGGGGCTTTAGTTATACATTAAAACATATAACGTAATTTATCATGAGGTGATCATTTGTTAAACGAAATGGAACAGAAGGAATTTATTAAAAAAATAATTCCGGCATTTTCACAAGAGTATGTTGAACGACTGCTATTGCTCTATCCTGAAGCTTATAAAGAAAATCCCGAAGCTTTTCCGCTTGCAAATTTAAAAGGACTTGATATTTATTTGGTAAAGACTGATCAAAGAATACTTACAAGTAACTTTTTTGTTATCTTGAATTTAGGAACTGGTATTATACATGATGTTTGGGAATTACCCAACTCATATTATTCTGATTTTAAACACTTTTCCGAATCTCATGATTTCATCTCTTTTGTTTTAAACAAAGAGTTTGGGATAAAAAATATATATCTAGTTTCAAATTTTGTCGACAATTACTTGATTGGTGCATGGGGAGATACTTCTGTAGAGGAATATATCGATACTCAAAAAGAATGGTTAGGTTATATGGCTAGAGAGAAACTTCTGACTGATGCTAGAAAATTTATAGGTCATATAAATTTACCTTCCTCTTATTATGCCAAGGATGCTTTTAAATATGCATACTCAGATTTAGATTTCGAGCCAATAATTAAAATGGTTAACGATTCTGATTTTGAATATGCGATAAATGAGAGTTTAGCAGCATATGATCATTCTCTTTATCTTGCAGCAACTGCTACAGCAGGAACAGCTATGGAAACTTTAATAAAACGTATTTTAGAACTTGAAAATTCACCTGTTTCTGAAAATGAAACTACTGAACTTGGAGAATTAACTGGCCGCTTACGTAAAACTGAAGTTATTAACAGAAGGGATAAAAGACGTATAATGCTAGCAGCTGATTTCAGAAATCTTGCTTCACATGCAAATAAAGGCAGAGTCATTCGACAAGATACTAAACTAATCTACCAAGAAATTTTCAATTTAGCTTTAAACTATTTTGAAAAATAATTTTCTCCTTTACCAATGAATACACTTTGATATCATAATATATAAAGTATAAAAAATGCATAATACTTCGATAAAGTATTGGAGGTGATACAATGGCAAGTATAAAAAAATTGAAAAGCGGATGGCAATTTCGAGTCTCTTATAAAGATAAAGATGGCCGATATAAAACAAAAAGCGTCAATGGTTTTTCAACAAAAAAAGAAGCGCAATTGGCAGCCTCAGAAATTGAAGCTAGGTATTCTAAAGGATACTCACTAAAAGAAGGCGAAAAATTATTTCATGAGTATTTTCGAAATTGGTTTGAAGTATACAGGAAAGGCAAGTTATCACAAGACAATGACGGTGATATTCGTCGGGCTGTTGATTTTAGTGAGAAATATTTTCCTGGTACAAAATTAAAAGAATTGACTCGACAAGAATATCAAAAGGCCCTGAATGACTATGGGGAAACACACGCTACAGCTTCAGTAAAAAAACATCATACGTATATGCGAGCTGCTCTTAAAGATGCTTTGGAAGAAGGCATTATTCATAGAGACCCTACCTATCGAGTACAAGCTATAGGCAAAAAGAATCCTAAGCACGAAGAATTGAAATATTTGAATTATCAAGAGTCTATCCATCTAGTTCACGAAATATTAGAAGGTATAAAACCCACTTATACTTCTAGATTTATTATTCTGTTTGGTATTGCGACTGGTTGTCGTTTTTCAGAAATTATAGGCATGACTTGGGACTGTATCGACTTCAAGAATAAAACTGTAAAAGTAAATAAAACATGGGACTATAAATATACAAATACATTCTCTAATACGAAAAATTATCAATCAAAAAGAATAATCACTATTGATGATGATACGCTCGATTTATTAAAGAAATTACAGTTACATCAAAAAGAATATTATTTAAAATCTGGTCTACGCAACGAAAATAATTTAGTATTTTTGAATGACAATATGGAACTTGTATCGAATACAGCTGTAAATAAAGTCCTTCGTAAATTCTGTAGAAAGATCGGTACAAAAGAATTGACTTGTCATGGTTTAAGGCATACCCATGCTTCAATAATGTTGTATAAAGGAATAAATATAAAATATGTATCTCGTCGCCTTGGACATAAGGACATTGTAACCACTTTACAAACCTATCAACACATTTTAGACGAGATGGAACAAAAAGAAAGTAATGCTGTTAATGAAGTGATGAAACAAATGTATGTATAATTTTTTGCATTATTTTTGCATCAAGTAGTTAAAAACAGCCATAAAACCAGCATTTACAAGCTAGGTTTTACGACCGCCGTCTCCATTTTTAGAAAAGTAGAGAAAAACAAAAAAGAGCTAAAACCTTATAAAATAAAGGTTTTAGCTCTTTTTTTCTATAAGCAAGAGAAGGCTCGTTACCTCCTCTTACACTTCCTATCACATTATCTTTCTAAAACCACTTCATTTTCTTTTTCTATTGGTGATTTTGGGTATTGCATAGAACATGGCTAAAAATATTATTGTTATCAAAAGAGTTTTTAAGATTTCAATTTCTCCTGAATCTATCCAAGTATACACAAAAGCGATGATAAAAGTAATTACTATTTCCGTAACATGATCTTTTAAATTCAT